ATGTACAACCTGGTACTGCTGAGTGGTTTAGATTGTGGTTCTCCCTCCCCAAACTTACGGGCGAAAAACCCTGGTAATTGTAATACCCAATCCTTGCCAAGATAAGTAATAGTATGGCAAAACCTGATCTAGTAATAGTTAAAAAAGCCCATCAGAAAGAAGCATTCACTGAAGAGCAGATCCGCGAGTTCGCAAAATGCGCAGATCCCGTCACAGGTCCTGAGTATTTTATGAGTCACTATTTCTATATACAGCATCCTGTTCGTGGACGTATGCTATATGAACCATTTGACTATCAGAAACGCCTAATACATACCTATCATAACTATCGCTTCAGCATATCGCTAATGCCTCGTCAAACGGGTAAGTCAACCAGTGCCGCTGGTTACCTGCTATGGTACGCTATGTTTATACCTGACAGCACTATACTGATAGCCGCACACAAATATTCAGGCAGCCAGGAGATCATGCAACGTATCCGTTACGCTTACGAAAGCGTACCAGATTTCATACGTGCAGGTGCTGTTAGCTATAACAAAGGTAGCATTGATTTTGATAATGGTAGTCGTATTATATCAGCCACGACAACAGAAAACACAGGACGAGGTTTATCAATTTCCCTGCTATATGCAGATGAGTTCGCCTTCGTCCGCAGTACCATTGGACGTGAATTCTGGACTTCAATCAGTCCAACATTGGCAACTGGTGGTAAGTGTATTATCACTTCAACACCTAACAGCGATGAGGACCAGTTCGCTACCTTATGGAAAGGTGCCAACAAATGCTTTGACGAATTTGGCAATCCCACAGAATTAGGCATCAACGGATTCAAAGCATTCCGTAGTTATTGGAACGAGCATCCAGACCGTGATGAAAATTGGGCAATACAACAACGAGCACAGCTAGGTGATGAGCGTTTCCGCCGTGAGATGGACTGTGAATTCATCATCTGGGATGAAACACTGATCAATCCAAGTTTCTTGATTGAAATGGATGGCCTAGATCCTATAGAACGCCAAGGGCAGGTTCGTTGGTACAAAAAGCCAGAACCTAATTATACCTATGTGGTAGCACTGGATCCTAGCCTTGGTACAGGTGGAGATCCAGCTGGCATACAGGTATTTGAATTGCCTACATTCAAACAAGTAGGTGAATGGCAACACAATCGTACACCTATACAACAGCAGGTAGGAATCCTGACAGAAATCACCAAATATCTAGCAGAAACAGTGCCCAACACCAGCATCTATTACAGCGTTGAAAACAACACAGTAGGTGAAGCCGCATTGATAAGTATCAGTGAAATTGGCGAAGAAAATATCCGCGGTATATTCTTAAGTGAACCCAAACGCATGGGTGGTGGTGGAAGACGTTATCGCAAAGGGTTTAACACTACGAATTCAAGTAAAATATCAGCTTGTGCTAAACTTAAAAATCTAATAGAAAGCCGCAGAATGACAGTCGTCAGCCGTCCACTGATATCAGAACTAAAAACATTCGTAGCCCACGGTGCTAGCTATGCGGCTAAACCAGGTGAAACTGACGATCTAGTTATGAGCTTGATATTGATAGTGCGCATGGCACAGATGCTGCAGAGCTTTGATAGCCAATTAGATCTCAAAATGAAAGACAGCCTAGAAGATATCATTGAGCCACTTCCATTTTATATAATGTAGATAAATACTTACATGAGAGAAGTTAACAAAATCGCAGAAAGTCTATTTGAAAAAATCCGTGATCGTTTTGAGGATGTCAGCTTAGGTAACGAAAATGCTAAAGCTACCAGTGATCCTGAAAAGGCACGTTTTTTCAACTTTGATTACGTAGTAGATGGTGAAAACCATGGTAACATCACCATGAGTTTGATTGATGAAACATCACTTAAAGTCTACTTCAGCAAGAACATCACAGACGGTTTATCAGAGCATGAAAAGAAACATTGGTATCACTTCTTGCGTGAACTGCGTGAATTTGCCAAGCGTAATCTGTTAAGTTTTGAACCCCGTGATATCACACGTTCAACACTAAAACATCGCGATATCGCACAACAAAGCAAAGCTGATGCTACATACGACAAAGATGAAGTCATTGGTGAAAGCAAACTATACGGCACCAGCAAGTCTAGTTATCAAAAGTTTGGTCCTGCTCGCATCATCGTGCGCCACAGTGCTCCAGTAGTTGATGAAATGTCAGGTGCACGCAGCCGTCACATCAACAGTATTTACGTTGAAAATTCAGAAGGTGAACGCTTTAAGATGCCATTCAAGAGTTTGACAGGTGCACGTGCTATGGCACGCCATGTGTCAGCTGGTGGCACTCCACATGATGATTTGGGCAAACACATCTGCGAAATGGCGATGGAATGCACGAAACTTAAACCATTCATGAACAATGTACGCCGTCGTACATTTGAAGATAGTGAAACACAAAGCATGGTTGAAGCTGCATTTGAATATCATGGTTTACTAAACAATACTCTCAAACGCATGAGTGGTAAGAAAGGTTACACTCGTTGCAAAGAACAATTCGTCGCTACATCAACCAGTTACATTCCAGAAGATGAAGCCAACTTAGATGAAATGAAAGAACGCTTTATCAAGCGTGTGTTCAATGAAAAAATGACAGATGCACTACCATTAGTGTACAAGGCTTATGATATGAAAAAGAACAATAAATTTACAGAACAATTTGAAAGCTGGGCTAACAATATAGCAGAAGGCTCTTGGGCACTGCCAAAAACACCTGATGATCAAGACAAGCTGATTGAACTATTAAGCCAAGAATTGCCAGTGGGTGTTGATGCACAAAACGCTACCAATGCGCTATACAGCATCTTTGGTGATGATATATTATTTGATAAGCTAGGAGAATTGGCTGCGGTAGATCCTAAAGCAGATGCACGTGATACAGTCATGGATCGCCTACAGGATCTCAATCCAACCATGTATCAAGCTATCTTAGATGAACTTGGTGATCCTGATAAACCAGCAGAACCAGGTGAAGAACAAGAAATTAATGAAGGTGCCATGGGTGAACTACATGCAGAATTATCAGACAAGTATAATGAACTAGCACCAAAAATTGAAAAATATAAAGATGCAGCAGGCGCAGAACATCTGTACAAAGAACTAGCAGCTATCGCTAGACAACATGGCGCATCAGAAGAATTTGACCGCATGTGTCGCGGTGCTAGGAACAGTGCGCATGCAGATTATGATACTAACCCAGGCGGATTTGAAAATTGGTTTTGGTATCTAGGTTTAGGTGATGCTGTAGATGAAGGTAACACATATGGCTCAGGTGATGGCGGTATGGACGGTGTGGTATACGAAGAACGCGATATAGATGACGACGAACAGGTATGTGTTTACTGTGGTGAACCACGCGATGACAAACTTGGTTGTTGTGATGAAAACCATTGGGAAACCAAAAAAGAGTTTGATAACAATATGAATGAAGACAAAGAAGAATGTAAATACTGCGGTGGTGACTGTCCACACGATGAAGAACATGCTTGCGACGGTTATCTAGGTGATGTTGACGACTTATATAAAGACAAAGTTAAAGAAGATGAAGAAGATGACGGTGGCTTTGAAGCCATACAATCAGCTATCATCCGCAGGATAGCACACAATCATCACGAACTATTAATGAAACTAGGTCCAGATGGCGTATTAGAAGCGGCACGTGAAATAGCAGAATTCGCTGCACCTGTTGAAGAAATTGGTAGCAGTGACATCAGTGGTTGGGTTCGTAGGATTGAACGCGACGCTGGTATTGAACAAGAACACAGTGACCTACACGAAGCATTTGAACGAGCATTGAACGAAGATGTAGTCAACGTAGGCGATATCATAAGAAATCGTGCTCAACCAGAAATTTCAGGCAAAGTACTCAGAGCTGAAGGCGAAAATTATATCATCCAAGTTGACAGTGACGAATATCACATTGCAAAAGTTAACGCAGAAGTAGTTAAAAAATTCAATGCGCCAAATTTAGAAGAAACAGACAGTAGATTTATGGCATGGTTAAAACCGTTAATTGGCAAAGAAGTTTATATTCCAGCAGAAGGCACGATGGCTACGATCTTAGGACCTAGCCCAAATACAAAACTTCCAACAGCTATACAAGCTAAATTAAAAAATGGACGTGTAGTTACCACAGCACCAGGCTTATTTAATGATACTAAACCAGGACCATTACAACAATGGATAGACAAAGGCAAAGCATTGACAGGTTTCGTCCAAACAGTCCCTAGTGTGGCACAATCTTATGGCAAAGTACCAGGTCCTATGGACAATTTATATAAACAAGATTGGTCAAGTGTTAAAGAAGACATGAAAAAACTAGCAGGCTTAAAATAATATAAAACAACGAGTTACACCAAAAGGGCCAGTAAGCCCTTTTGTTTTGGTTAAAATATTTCTAAAATATCACTTGCGGAATAAATAATATTAGCGTATTATGTAAGAATGCATAACACGTTTAGGCATATTTTAAGACCAACTTTAGGAGAAATACCATGGCAACATCATTAGCAGAAATCCGTGCAAAATTACAAGCATCAGAAAACCGTGGCACAGGCGGTAATTCACAAAGTGGTGGCGATAACGCTATCTACGCACACTGGAACATCCAAGAAGGCACAAACGCTCGTATCCGTTTCCTTCCAGACGCAGACACAAAAAACACATTCTTCTGGGTAGAACGAGCAATGATCAATTTACCATTTGCTGGCGTTAAAGGTCAAGCAGACAGTAAACCAGTCACAGTTCAAGTACCTTGCGTTGAGATGTGGGGCGAAGCATGTCCAATCTTAGCAGAAGTACGTACTTGGTTTAAAGACCAAAGTCTAGAAGAAATGGGTCGTAAGTATTGGAAGAAAAGATCATACTTGTTCCAAGGCTTTGTGCGTGAGAATCCTTTGAAAGACGATGTTACACCTGCAAACCCAATCCGTAGATTTATCATCAGCCCACAGATTTTCAATCTAGTGAAAGCTGCATTGTTAGATCCAGAGTTAGAAAACCTTCCAACAGACTACCAAGGTGGTTTAGACTTTACAGTTACTAAAACATCAAAAGGTGGTTATGCTGACTATAGCACTTCAAAATGGTCACGTAAAGAATCTGCACTAACAGCAGAAGAAGCGGCAGCTATTGAACAATTTGGTTTATACAACTTGAAAGATTTCTTACCTAAGAAACCAAGTGATGTAGAACTTAAAGTGATCAAAGAAATGTTTGAAGCTTCAGTAGATGGTCAAGCGTATGACGCAGATCGTTGGGGTAACTATTACAAACCAAGAGGTGTAACAGTAGTTACTGCCAATGCTTCAACTGACAGTACACCAGCTACAGCATCAGCTGAACCAGCAGTGCATGAAGATGATGGTGCATTAGATACACCAGCACCAGTTGCAGAGGCTGCACCAGCAGCTCCTACAGCACCAGTAGCAACACCTCCAGCAGGTGGCACAGCTAGAGCTGAAGACATCTTAGCGATGATCCGCAATCGTCAGAAGACGCAATAAGCAATACATAGATGTTAAGTAGGATAGATGATATTATCTTTCCTGACCGTTGTGAAGTTATTGAATTAGCTTCACAACGGTACATCTATTCCATTTTTAAAAATGGCAGTAGTAGTATCAATGAATATGCTCAAGCACAAAAGTGTAAAATCTTATTCAATGAACAGATAAGAAAGCTAACTGATATCAATATGATCATAAGAAACCCCCAAGAGAGATTTATTTCTGGGTTCAATACCTACGTCTATAATACTCTACGAGACAATCCCCAATTGGATTTAGATACTATTATCTATTTCGCTGAAACATATTTGTTCCTTAATAGACATTACGCACCACAGTTTAGTTGGCTAGTTAACCTAACTAGATATGTCGATAAAAACACAACCAAATTACACTTACATGGTATGGACTCGCTTAAAGAGTTTACACCTTTAATTATAAGCCCACCAGAAAAGAAAATATTATCACAAGAAGTCGTAGATAGGCTAAACACAAATATACACAATGAAATGTATCTAAGAATAGATAATTTATTATTAAGTTTAGTTGGCCAAGCTATGACATTTAATGAAATAATAAAACATCTTAAAGAACAAGATCCCAAGGCCTGTGAGCATGTATTGTCCTAGATTAGATCATTTT